GAATACAAAGAAGTATCTTGGAGACCCAACCAAGGTAACATATCGTTCTTTATGGGAAAGGCAAGCATTTAAATGGTGTGAAAACAATCCACGAGTTAAACGATGGAATAGCGAAGAGATCGTCGTACCTTATAAGTGTAAGACCGATGGTAAACTACATCGCTACTTTGTTGATCTTCTTGTAGAGTTTGACAATAGGGATATTATACTTGTAGAGATTAAACCGAAAAAGGAAACAGTTGCCCCTAAGGAATCGTCACGTAAAACCAAAAGGTATATTCGTGAAGTGATGACATACGCTAAGAACACATCTAAGTGGACCGCGGCTGATCAATACGCTAAACACAAAGGTTGGAAGTTTCAGGTATGGACGGAAGACACATTAAAGAATTTAGGCATAAAACTACTGAAGAGTTGATATAAATAGTTATATGGCTTCACTATTCGATACACTACAAGCAAATGCATTTCGGTCTGGTATTACGGCACGGACTAAAGAGTCTAAAAAATGGTTCCAGGCTAATATAGAAAATATGCAAACGCCTGGCCGTAACGAACTCTTAAAGGATAAAGCATTAGAGCCTACAGATCGCATGATCTTTGGTAACATGTTTATGTACTTCTATGATCCTAAACATAAGGAGACATTACCATATTACGATAGGTTTCCTTTAACGATTATGCTCGAGCCAACTAAAAATGGTTTCCAAGGTTTAAATCTACATTACTTAAGACCTGATGTAAGGGCACAATTTTTAGATGAATTAATGGGACTTGGCCCTAAGAACGTAACTGATAAATCACGTTTAACCAAATTGCGTTATGATTTAATACAGTCGACTCGTAAATATAAAGAGTTTAAACCATGCTTTAAAAGCTATTTAAATGACCATGTTAAATCTCGCATTGTAAGAGTACCAATGACCGAATGGGAAATTGCTATCTTCTTACCAACAGAGCAATTTAAGAAAGCCGGTAAAGCTAAGATCTGGAAAGATTCAATTAGTATTGCGAGGAACTAATGAGTGTAGATAAACTAAAAGCAGTAATATCCAAAAGGGGTGGTCTAGCTAAGAATAATAGATTCCAGGTTATATTCACACCCCCGGAACAGTCGTTAATAAATCTTAATTTAGAAACACTTATAGGTAATGCATTAACTGGTAGAAGTAACGGACTTAAACAGTTTGTCAATGACCCACGCGATATAGCAGTTCTTTGTGAACAAGTTACGCTGCCAGCTCGTAGCCTTTCAACATTAGAGTATCAATCTGATCGACAGGCTAATAAGTTTCCTTATACTAATATAGATGGCGATGTAACAATGCACTTTATATTAACTGGCGATTATTATATGAAAACCATGATGGAAGATTGGATGTCTAGTATAATTGACACTGAAACCTATACTCTAGGCTATAAGGATAGTTATTCTACTGATATAGTTATTCAGCAATTAGCACAAGATGGTAAACCAGTCTTTGGCGTTAAATTAGAAAAGGCTTATCCTATTGATGTATCAGCAATAGCACTGAGTGCATCAGATGAAGACTTTACCCGTTTAACAGTAACTTTAGCATACGATAAATATGTAGTGGAAGGCCCATTAAGTAGTACATTCAGTGCGTTTAGTGCAGCAATCCCAAGTAGTTTATTTTAAAATTAAATTATATTGAAATGATAGGAGTAGTAAATTATGGCTTTGCCAACAGTAAACAGTAGTCGGTACACGATGACAGTACCAAGCACTGGCCAGGAACTTGAATTTAGACCATTCTTGGTTAAAGAAGAAAAAATCCTTATGGTTGCAATGGAATCGAAGGATAATAAAAGTATAGTAAAAGCTTTAAAGAATATATTAAATGCATGTATATACGATGACATTAATATTGATTCACTTACAAGTTTTGACTTAGAGGAACTATTCCTAAGACTAAGATCAAAGTCAGTAGGGGAAACAGCTAACTTACAACTAAAATGTGAAGAGTGTGGAGCTGGTACACCGGTTGAAATTAATCTAGAAGAAATTAAGATGTCGGATCTACCCTCAAGCAAAAGCATCATGATTACTGATAATATTGGAGTAGAATTTAATTATCCTTCATTAGATACAGTTGGCGACTTATCACTTGCACCTGATATGGCACCTGATAAGCAAATGAAGACCACAATGAAACTAATTGTAAGGTGTATAGATTCTATCTTTAACGATGATGAAGTATGGAGTGCTAAAGATCAAACTGAAAAAGAGCTTGTAACATTTATTGAAGATTTAAACTCTGAGCAGTTTGCAAAAATTACAGATTTTTTTGGAAGCTTACCACAATTAAAGCATGATATAAATTTTAGTTGTATTACTTGTAAGCATGAACAAACTATTACTCTGGAAGGTATACAAAGTTTTTTTATGTAGCCCTTTCACATGATACGTTAGTTAATCATTATAAAACTAACTTTGCGATGATGCAACATCATAAGTATAGTTTAACTGAATTAGATAATATGATACCATGGGAAAGGGAGATATATGTAGCACTCCTTCAACAGTGGATCAGAGAAGAAAACGAGCGAATAGCCGAACAGAATAGGAAAATGAAACGATGACGGAAGAAGTAAAAGAAGCATTCCATCCAGCAGATACAAATGGTGATGGTAAAGTAAGTGCGGCTGAAGAGGCATTATACTTAGAGTTTAAACGTAAAGAGCTAGAAGATGCTGATGCAATGCGAGATGCGCAACGTAACATGACGTGGTTCGCCCTTGGTGGATTATTGTTATATCCATTCGCTGTTGTTATTGCATCACTAGCTGGTTTAGATCAAGCCCAAGAAACATTAGGCGATATGGCACCTACGTATTTTGTAGCTGTTGCTGGTATTGTTGCTGCTTTCTTTGGTACACAAGCAATGGGAAAGAAAAAATAAATGGATCCAGTAGAAGCGTGGAACTCATTATCTTACTTTGATGGAGTGTTATTCTCCATCTGGTTAGGTATTCTTTATTATGGTAAATGTTGGATCGATAGCAAATTTAAGGATTAATTAAATGGCTAGAGACGAAGACAATACAAATAACACAGACAATAGAGATATTTTAGAAGAACAGAGTAGATCCCTTAGCGAATTAGTCGAGGAGATGAAGCAACAGTCTAAAAACGCTAAGAGTGCTTCTGAAGCTAATGTTGACGTCGGAGATAAAATATCTAAATTGGAAGGTGCGTTCGGTGTAGACTCTAATGAACAAACCAAACAATTAAGAGAAAAGTTTGATAACATTAATAATGTTATGAAGAGAGAAGTCGCACTTCAAGAGCAAGGGTTGCCATTTAACCAAGCACTTTTAGATGAATCTCAAAATCAATTAAAAACTTTAAAGGAAGGGATTGAGAGCGAAGAAAATAAACGCGAAGCTATAAAGAAACAAGAAGAAGCTAATTCATTACTTGGTAAAATGGCTAAAGGTATTGAAGGCTTTGGTGGTAAGGTAAAAGAATCAGGAACATTTTTAGCTGGCATTGCTGGTTTAGCATTAGCTCTAATAAACCCAGAAGCATTTGCTGCAGTATTAAACCGTATTATTGCTTTTGTATCTGACCTATTAAACTTTTTTACAAAGTTAGCTGATGGAGATATGGCCGGAGCAGCTAAGACAATAGAAGGCCATGGTAAAACCATTGCTGCTATTTTAGGCGCAGGGATATTGTTCAATCTTGCTAAAATTATAAAGGGCATCAAGTTTATATCTCAAGGATTTTTAATTTTTAAAGCATTTATGGTCAGCGCGTTTGTTCCAGGACTGACGACTGCATTTTCTGCCATGGCTGCGGCGATGGCACCAGTACTTGCTGCAGTAGCTTTACCATTAGCAATAATAGCCGGAATCGCTGCTATATTCTATGGCCTATACAAAGGTTTAGATGCGTTACGCGAAAAGCTAGGATTTACTTCAGTCCTTGATGTTATAATGCTAGGAGTAGCTCAATTACAAGATGGATTCGCTAGTCTTGGTAACGTCTTTATCAAATTAGGAAAAAAGGTAGCTGAATTGGCAAGCAGCTTCTTAGGATTCCTAGGATTCGAAGCGCCTGAATGGGTAAAAAGCATGGCGAATGCTGAGGAATTTGATACTAATAACGCAGTGAAGAAACATTCGGAAATGCTAGATAAAAGAGATAAAAAAATAGCAGATGGTTCTTATACTCCTGGCGAAAATGATTTTAAAGGTCCGAAGGGATTAGACATAACGCGAGAGCAAATGGGTTATAAAACACCCGAGCAAATGCGCGCAATGGGCGTAGAGCCACAAGAATGGGAAAAGAAAGAAAGTAAAAAGATTGACAGAAGAAGCCGCCGACAAGAAAAAGTTACCATTGAAGCCAGTAAACAATCTGACGATATGCTCAATAGTAAAGGCGAGATGCGGGTCAGTTTTAACAAAAAACAGCTAGATACTATTAAACCTTCTCAAACTATTGATGAATTGGTAGTAGATAATAGTAGATCAGATGGCGATATGCTAAACGAAATGTCAGCACAAACTGACCAAATGAAACAAGTTGTTGATGCTATAAGAACTGAAATCAAATCTCCTAATGTTTTCCAAGGTGATTTTAATATTAATTCAAATAATAACACAGATGCTAGCACCCAGAATGTCAACCCTGTGATTAAACAATCAAGCACAGGCCGAGGCATCGGACAGATGGGCAGATCTCGCGGTCGATTCGCACGCTAAAAAAATCCCCTAGCCGAAACTAGGGGATTAATCGTTACTACTTTATTATTATGATTCTTGAGCCAATTTAGCAAAGTAAGATAGTGTATCATCTTCATCGCTACTTGAACTACTTGCAACATCATCTGCAGGAGCTGCTGATTGAATACTTGGAGCTTCCATAGTATTAGTCATGGCTGGTTCTGGTGCACTCATTGGAG